CTACAATGGGTCAATGGCAAACAACAGACTCGGATCTTCCTAGAGTAACAATCAATAATCTTCCTGCTGGAACATACAAAGCAAAGTTTATTGTTCGTGAGTTTATGAGTTTGGCTACAAATCAGCCTGTTTTAGCAATAAACGACGGAACTACTACTTGTGAACCTATTTCTGTTAATGAATCAAATATATCTGCTGTATCTCAAACCGTAGAATGCACTTTTGTTTATACAAATAGTGGGAACAGAGTCTTTGAATTATATGGGGCATCTCCTTCAAATACAATTACAGTAGCAAACATAGCTACAGCACCAAGAGCATCAACTAAATTTATTCTTGAATATTTCGGCTCTGGTTCTGTCTACTCATCAACTAATGCCGATACAGACTGGGCATCGTGTACACCTACTTCATCTCAAGGTTTTGGAACTCCGACTTTTGCAATTCAATGTAAAAGACAGGGCTCTGACTTGTTAATGAAAGGGCAATTTACCTCTGGTGTTTCAACTGCTGTTGAGGCAAGGATAGGTCTTCCATTGTGGAATGGAGTGCAGCTAGTTAGTGCAGGGTCTTCTATTATACCGTCAACACAAGAAGCCGGTGTTGGTTCATTTAATGTGAACGCCGCAGCTCAAGCTATAGTGCTAATTGATCCAAGTGTTTCTTATTTAAACTTTGGACTACAATCTGCCGTTAATGCAGGATTAGCAAAAACTATTGGATCAGGTTTAATGTCAAATACAAACGTATTAACATTTTTTGCCCGTATCCCGATCGCTGGCTGGCAGAATTCTAACATCATCATCGGTCAATTCAACGGATTGGAGTCTTGTACTAATACGCTAGAGTGTACTGATACTTTCTCAGCTAAGATTTCTAGTGCAGGGGTTGTGAGTGAAGAAAACGTATCTGATTTTATAAATGGAAACTGTACTGTTTCACCAGTTGGAACATACACTTGTAATTTTGGAACTAGCGTTTTTTCTGTTGCTCCAAATTGTACTGCAACTGTAGGCGGTGGGGCTGGTGGAGTAATTGCAAGATTTTCGACTCAAACAAACACGCAATATGTAATTAACTTAAGAAACAACTCGGATGTTGCTGCTACTGAAAACTTTTCTTTAATCTGTCAAAAACAGGGGGTCGATTACGTCGGTCGTACAGCTCTCGCAGTTGCTAGTGACCAGAATCTATCTTCTCCTGGGACAATTAAGGGAACTGTTTGCTCCATGAAAATCGCTACATCAGGAATTATTTCAGATCAGTATGGTGGTTGTGTTGCTTCATGCACTCCTGGTGCTGGTTCACAAATATGCACATTTTCCTCAAGTTATTGGGCGCAAACTCCAAATTGTACCGGAGTATCAACAAATAACGGTATTGTATTTTCTACCGCATCAATAAGCACAACAACTGCTCAATTTAACTCTATTACTGGGGCATCTGGAGCTGCTAATCTTCAGCCTATGCACGTTAATTGCCATGGAGTTCGCCAATGAAAAAACTATTAATTAAATCTAAAGTAATTGACCAAGAATACAAAGCTCCAGTTTTAAATGAAGCTGGTGAAATTGTAGAGCCAGAGATTCCTGAAATATCTCACTTACAAGTTATTGACCAAACTCAGGGAATGGAAGAAGAGTTACAACTCTGGTTATCAGGTAACAGTCACAAATATCCTGAAGGCTACATTGCAGAATGGATTGATCTAACTGAAGAATGGAATAAAAAACTAGCTATTGAGGCTAAAATTGCAATAGGTAAAAAAGCTAAAGAAGCATGTCAAAATGTTTTAGACCTTATCTCTGGTTACAACCTTAACCGTGAATTAACTGTTGAGCAAATCTCAGTGATGCAAACTAACTTTTCTTCTATTGAGAAAGCTCTTCAGTCAGGTAGACCAAGTCTTGCCAAAGCTTATATTGCTCAAATTGCACCAGATGAAGTTCTTGTGACTTCTGAAATGAAAGATATGGCTTTATTGTTGTTAGCGGATTATTGATGAAAAAACTAACCATTTGGATAATAATCTCAACACTTGTCATCCTCATTGGTTATGATGCCTATGTTGTTTTAACTGAAGGAACTGAAGCATCTATTAGCAGTATTATTATCGTAGCATCTTATGAGTTACCGATAATTCCTTTTGCTTTTGGTTTCTTATGTGGTCATTTCTTTTGGAGAATGAAGCCTAATAAAGATACGAGTAAGATCGACAAGGATTGAGGTTTATAATGTTACAGTTAGCCGTATTATTTAGAGCATTACAATTATTTAGCCATTCAGCTCATAATCTTTGTTCAGGTATTACTTTTCATGAGGATCATGCTTTTTTTGGTGATGCTTATGCTAAATTTGAAGGTTATTACGATTCAATTATAGAGCGTCTTATAGGCTTCGGGTATGAGTCACACCTAGAATTAGGCGGACTTTTATCTGAAGTTTCTAAGAAGCTTGTTGGTGCTCCATCTGTTGGTGTTTCCGATAGCAAAGAATACTATATTTATATTCTTTCACATTGTGACGAAGCCTGTTCGTTAATTACTGAGTTCTGCAAATCAGATGAATTAACTGAAGGCACTAAGCAGCTATTAGGTGGAATGGCAGACGAGTTAGAAGTTCTTAAATATAAAATATCGAGAAGAATCAAATGAACAATGACCAGGAATGGCGAGCGCATTTATTTGAAGAGATAAAGGAACTGAGAAAAGATGTTTCTGACATTAAGTCGGAAATGAACACTCTCAAGATTAAAGTTGCCGGAATAAGTTCATTTATAGGAGCATTTGCTTCGTTTTTCTGGAACAAACTTTTTTAAGGAATAAATATGAGATTTGCCAATGAAAAAGCTGTTGTAGACAAAAGTATGGCAGCAAGTTTTACTTCTTCTCCTATAGTATTAGATCAAGTATTTGGCTTCAGTTTTCATGCTGTCTTTACTGGTTCACCAGTGGGAACATTCCTACTTCAATGCTCTAATGATGACGTTAAGCTTGCTAGCCAGGTTTCTAATTGGTCTGACATTGGTTCTTCTAGTAAATCAATCACATCGGCTGGAAATATTTTCTGGAATATTGATAACGCTTTTTATAAATGGGTAAGGATTACTTACACGGCCGGATCTGGTTCAGGAGTTTGTAATATAACTTTCGTATCTAAAGGCGCATAATCATGACTTCATTTTTTATCGAGCCTTCGATATTACAATTAAAAGAGTCTATTCCACCGGAAAACTTTGTTTTATCTGAGCTAGATATTCAATCTAAATACCTTTTTTTAGGTAGAACACCTCAAGAGCCTGAAGCTGTTCAGGTTTCAGATGTATATGGAATTACTCATGTATATGGTTTGGATTATGTCATTATTGGAAATATTTTAACGTGGACTAATAAAAAACTAGACGGCTACCTTGAAGCTGGGGAAAAATTAATTATCAGATTTTAAATAGGAGAAAAAAATGGCTGAGCAGTACAAGAACAAGCACCTTGCATCCGATGCAGTAGATGGAAGAGTCTTAAAAATTAAGAAAAATCAATCAGTAAGAGCTGCTAAACAAGACGGCTCAGAAGTTGATTTAATTAAATTAGGTGCAAGTGATGAAGTCCTATTAAAGGGGCAAGAAGTTGCATCAAAAGCATCTGTAGACGCTGAAGCACTAGCAAGACAATCAGCTGATGCAGTTTTATCTCAATCTATTCAATCAGAATCAGAGAGAGCTCAGGCGGCTGAGCAAGACTTAGCGTCTGATATTTCTGATCTTAGATCTGGACTTGCTCAAGAAATTTTAGACAGACAATCGGCTATCTCATCAGAAGAATCTGCTAGGGACTTAGCTATTTCTAACGCTGTTTCTGCTGAACAATCGTCAAGAGAATCAGCTGACTCTGCACTTGATGGAAGACTTGATCTATTAGAATCTGCCCTACCTCAAGAAATTTTAGATAGACAATCAGCCGATTCTGCAACTTTAGCATCAGCTAATTCATATACTGATTCTGCTGTTGCGGATTTAGTTAACTCTTCTCCTGCTGCATTAGATACACTCAAAGAATTGAGTGATGCTCTCGGAAGTGATCCTAACTTTGCTACAACCGTTTCAACTCAAATTGGAACTATCTCTTCAGGCTTAACCTCTGAAGCTTCTACAAGAGCTGCTGCTGACTCTGCTTTACAATCAAGTGTATCAACACTCTCAACAACAGTTACTTCTGTTCAATCATCAGTAACTTCTGTATTAGCTAAGTTAGACGCTACTGTTTACTACCACGAGTTACACGTTAATTTTGATTATACAGGCGCAACTGTAGACGGTTCAGAATATGCTCCCTATAAGACTATTCAAGCAGCTGTTGATGCTGCGGCTGGGCCTGGAAGAACAGGTGCAAACACTGTTATCTATCTTCACCCAAAGAAAAACACTTCTATTTCTGAAAACGTAACTATTGGTGCAGCTGCTAACAATCTTTTCATTAAGGCTTTAGCTTCTGATGTTGATACGGCTCAAATCGTTATTAACGGTCAATTTAAAATTACAGGTTCATCTGTAAGAGTAAGACTACAGGGTTTCCAAATTAGTTCACCTTCAGGAACACCGTGTTTGATTGTTGACGGTTCTAATGGAGCTCACTCATTTATTGATATGGACTTTTCCGGTGGCGGTGGCGTTCAATTCACCAATAACTGGAAGTCATGGCATCAATTCGTGGATTGCGGAATCACTGGATCTCTATCACTAGGCGGAACACCTTCAGCTCAATCTGTTGTAACTGTATACCGTCTACGTGGTTTCTGTTCTCCTGTTGTTTCACATGCTAACGCATCTCTATCTATTGTTGAAGCTTATAGCATTGCAGGACTCACGCATTCGGCTGGTAACGTTTCAATTCTTAGAATGACAAGCCCAACGGCAAACTTTAATTCAACAGCAGCCTTTCCTTCTGTTTTTGCAATCCTTGACTCTTCAATGCAAAAAACGGATTTGTCTTTTGCTAAGATTAACAAAACAGGAACCGCTCTATTTATTTTAAGTAACGTTAGCCGTGACGAAGCTCAAGATGTTCTGTCAGGAACAAGGGTTAATTTTGGTGCAACTGTTGCAGATGCTAAATATGTTCCGGCTGTAGCTGCTAGTTGGTCTGCTTCTGTAATTAGTGCAAAAACAGCTTTAGATGAGGTTATGGCAAAAGCTAAGACTGTAGAGTCTGGTTTAGCTTCAGAAATCACAACAGCAAGAGCTGCTGAAAGTGCTTTAGGTTCTAGAGTTTCAACTCTCGAATCTACTAGTGCAACTCAGTCTTATGTTAATACTCAAGATGCTGCAAAATTAGTAGAAGCTAAAGCATATACTGATTCTAAAATTGCAGCTATCCCACCGGTTGATCTTTCGGGATACTACACTAAGGCTCAAGTTGATTCATCTGTTGCTTCTGAAGCATCTGCTAGAGAAGCTGCTGATGCTGTTTTACAAGCTGCTATTGACTCAAAGACTATTGCCTTTGGAAAGTCTAGTAAAGTTCTTGCCGCTGCTGCTTCAAGTGTTACGCTTGACCATAAGGCTAATCACGATTCATTAATCGTATTCCTTGATTGTCAGCCATTGCACCTTGGTAAGCACTTCACAGCTAGTAGCTCTGGGGCTGCAACTGTACTAACTTTTATCGGTGATGTTGCTCCTGGTGAAATCCAAGCTGTTGAAGAAGGCGAGACAATTCACGCTACTTACGCAAAAGCTTAATTAACAAGAGGGGGAAACCCCTCTTTTAGGAACTTATGAAATTTGCAAATGAGAAGATTCTAGAAGCAAAATCAATGACTCTTAGTTTTGAGTCTATTCCTGTTCAGCTAGATCAAATCTATGGGTTTAATCTTCATGCGATATTTACAGGCTCACCGATTGGAACTTTTAAGCTACAAGCATCTAATGACGATGTTCCGTTAGCTTCTCAGATTTCTAACTGGATTGATATTTCTGGATCTTCTCAGGCAATCATAGCGTCTGGGTCTGTTATGTGGAACTATAACGGAGCTTTCTACCGTTGGGTTAAGGTTGTATATACAGCAGCAGGCGGATCAGGTTCTTGCGACATTAATTTAATGTCTAAGGGTGCTTAATGGATAACTACATTGAACTGCCAATATTATCCAATGCAATACAGGCTTCTCTGGCTACCAAGCTAACAAAGGGATCTAAAACAATCTTTTGTATTGATAATGGTGATTATCCAAATGGGCAGGCGGCTATTAATGCAGCTTCACCTGGTGACACTATTCTTTTTGGTGCTAAGACTGGTGGATGGGGTGACTTAGTTATACCAGCTGGAAAAAAACTATCTTTGATGGGTCTACAATCGGAAAGGTCTATTTACTCTCAGTTTGGATCATTGACCTTCTCACCAACTACTGGAACGCAAATTCTTGAAAATGAACTTTATCTAGATAACATGTATTTTACTAGCTCAACAGCTCCGGCCATAACTTTTGGCGGTACAGCTCCGGCCAGAATAAGAGTTAATAACTGCTATATCCTAGCGGCTGGATCTCAAAGAGCTGTTTTACTTAATAACTCTAACGCTGCTTCTACTGCTTTTGTAAATGAAAGCACAATTCTATCAGGAAACTCTGCTGTAATAGTTCAAAGCTCATTAGGCTATGTAAAACTATATAGAAACACTATTGATGGCGTTAGTACTGGTTTACAAGTTGATTCTGGGTTCATGGAAATGAGTTTGACCAATGTCTCTGTAGCTTTTGCAGGAGTATCTGTAATTGTTGCAGGGGGAACATTGCTGTCTGGTTATTGCTTGTTTGCTAATACCGGAACTAATTCTTCAGGTGTATCCGTTGCAACAGGTGCAGTATTTGCAAATTCATTCAATACATTCTCTATTCCTACAGGTACAGGTTATTGTGTTCGGGGTACTGGTATTCATGCCTATGGGCCAACAATTTACGCTAACTCGGCTTTAGCTGCTTATAACGTAAAAGTTCAAAATACATTAACTAACGCAGCATATACAACAAGCTTCACACTTGCACCATGATAACTCCTAAAGAGTATCTTATGGGCAGAGATAAGACTTATCCTATAACCCATGATATGGCTCAAAATATGGCTGATTTACTGGCTAGGGTTAATTATCTTATAGCTAAACTTGGTATCAACACCGTTGTAACATCAGGCTACAGACCGGACGCAATTAATAAACAGGTGGGCGGAGCCAAGAAGTCTAACCATACGCTGTGCATGGCAGTAGACCTAAAAGACTCATGCGGTAGTATTGGTAAACTCTTAATTAATAATGTTAAACTTTTGGAAGAATTAGGCTTATTTTTAGAAAGCCCAGAATATACAAAAGGCTGGGTTCATCTAGATACTAAACAAAGAAAAAACAGGGTGTTTATCCCTTAAAGGAGAATTTTATGGAAGTTATTTTAGCTCACAAAGTTGAAATCTTAGCTGTTTTACTTGCTGTTTCTGAGCTTCTTGGAAGTATCGAATCAGTTAAATCAAACTCTATTTTTCAACTAGCAGTTTCTTTACTTAAAAAACTAGCTGGTAAATAGTGGATCTATCCTTAACTCTTGGGCTCCTTAAAGAGGGGCTCAAGTTATGGAACAATAAAGAAGCTACCAAGTACATAGATAGAGTTATTAAGCTTGAAAAGGCATACCATGAAGAAATGGCAAAATCTATTGATGAGCGGTCTGATCTTAGGATTGACGACATCTTGTTGCAGCTTAGAGTCCTCTCCCAAAGCTTCATCCATTACCCTGGCAAAAACAGAACAGAGTAGTCTGGTTCAGATAGCTCCCGATATTCCATTTAACAAAGATGAGGCATTTTTCCCCTTAAGGCTAAGACAAGATGGGAAAATTTTGCCCAGTTACCAATGGAGACAATGCACTAAAAGATTTGTTGTTTGCGTAAAATGGGAAAAGAAAACGGTTTATTTTGAAGACCTATCTTGGTTTTATTCAAATGAATATGGCTTAACAAAACAAAAGAAGCCATGAAAAAAAAAGAAGAGAGCGATCAAGCTATTCAAGAGCAATACCTACAAGCAAAGTTAAAAGGTGATACTAAGCTCATGAAGATGTTAGAGGCAATCATGAAAAGATTGGGAATTAAGATTCCTAAAATCTAGAGTTATGTCTAATTTTCAAGAGTATTGCGACTAAATTTAATAACAGTTTTGTCATAGTAGCCCCTTTCTTTTGTAACCACTAACCTTGTAATAAGCGAATCATCTAAGCCAATCTCAGCAAATATTGTGTCTAGTGTTGCCTTTAATAGATTATCAACGTCTAGGTATCTTTTCCTTATGTTTCCGGATTTTGTGTAAAATTTATTAGAATGAAAATTAATCTCAACTTCTAAACCTTCTGATTCTGTAAACATTCCATTTATAGAGCTTGTATCAAAACCAGAAATCAAGGCTCCAACGGTTTTCTTAAACTCTCTGCCCTCTTTGGAAATAATGGTTCTACCCCTAAATTGACGATATAACCTATTTAAACTTATAGGGATTAGGTCTAACTCAATAACCATTTGACTTGTCCTTTACGCATTGAAATACTAAATGTGTGGTCTCTCTTACCATGTTCCAAAATCCCTGTCTGGACTCTCTTGGCTTTATGGATGAAGCTGGGGGAGTCCTTCATCTCTCGTAAATCTCAGAGACATGTCTTTTAAAAATATTAGCCGCTAAATATGGAACGGTTTGAAGATTGTAGCCTGTAACTCTGTTTCCTTTGTGGGAATAGCCGCAAATGTGAGTCATTTCATGGTAAAGGTTTTCTACTCTATCAAGCCAATTTAACCCAATCTTTCTGGTGTTAATATAAATGATGTTATTCTCAGCATAACCAATCACATTAGAAAATGGGTTAAAAGTCTTATATGGTTTTATGATGATAGAAATATCTTTAGGAAACCTTTCTAGAACTGATGCAACAGTGACGGGAGAATGAAGCGTATGATTAAAGAAATCTTCTTCTCTAATCTTAGTTAAAAAATCCTCATCGTTATAATGTTTCATTAATACTGATGCAGATTTTCTTATATTCTCGTCATTAATCTCGCATATTATGCGCATAAACTACCACCCTATTTCGGTATGATATGCAACTATTCCAGCGCATACGAACATTATTAATGCATAAATAAGCATAATAGCATCTGTTTTATTCATGGCGTATAATCGCTAGACATTGCTGAAGAACCTGGTTAGACCTAACTCGGTCATATTCAACTGATTCAACTCCATCTTGGAAACCTAACACTTTACCAGCATGAAAGCCAAAGAATAGAAACATCACATATAAAACTATATTAAAATACATTGAAAATCTCCGTGTCTAGATCCATTTCAAAAGTCAGATTTGTATTATCTGCCCTGCTAACTACTTTACCCGAAGCAGTCACACCAACATATTCAAACCCATAATTGTATTTGTCATGATCTTGAAGGGTAAATGTAGTACCCATGGGCCAATTATTTCCAATCAGCTGGGCAAGAGTTTTAGGCATTTCTTTTTTATATTCTGTAGCAAATACTTTGATTAATTTGGGAACAATATAAGAAGGAGTTTCTTGCATACTAAACAAGAATGATCTTTCGTCTCTATTGTTAGTGGGAAAGCTAGTCAATAATTCTACTATTTGATCCGGATTTTTTTCGATTTCTTCGGCTAATTCCATCATCGTTTTCATTAATACCCCTTTCATAGTTATAAAGTGCTTCTCTATTTGTTAAAGGTAGAAGCTGTTTCATAATTTCTAGACAAGCTAAAGCATCCGACCTAGAATCATGGTGCTTTAATTTAATACCTAAGCGATTGCATACATTATCAAGCGAAAAACCTTCAAATGTAAAGCGATCTTGTAAAACTTTCGCAAGGCTATGTGTTGAAAAACATTTAAGTTTGTTAATTTTCCAGTAAGGAGAGTCTCCCATGTTCATCATGTTCATGCGCATTATTGCATAGTCATACGGTACAATTTTTCCATACATTTTAACATTGCTATGACACCAAAATTCATTAGATTCTGTTAATTCTACCCAGTTTATTAAATCCTCATAAACTTCATTAAACTTCTTATAGGTACTAGCTTCTTTCTGAGATATTCCATGCACCTTTTCAGCTTCATAAGACCACCTAAAAGGGCAACACTTAATCTCACGTTCTGATATAATATTTAGATTATTGTCAACATGGATAAAATAGCCAGTTACTATCTCAGCTTCAAAAACATTTAAGCTGGTAGTTTCAAGGTCACAGATAATCATGCAACGTCTTTATTAGAAGTAAATTCAGTTTTTATAATAACTACTTGCGCCTTAGTTACCCCATCTTTTTCATAATAATCTAAAGCACCATCAAGATATAAGTCTTTTCCATCATATAAATATTTAGCTAGATGCTCAGCTAATTTTCCATAAGCTACGCAAGGATGAAAGACTGGTTTATCTTTTTGTCCTTCACCCATTTCCTTATAGGTAGTTAAAGTGAAAAATGTAATTGATTTTCCGTTTTTGCTTACCATTGTTTTTATGTTGTAGACTTTGCCCAGAAGAATTACTTTGTTAACACCTTGCATACTAATTCCTTTTTGCTTCACCAATAAGTCTTGATGCTTCATCTTTAGTTATGTTTTCTTCAAATTTAATTCCCATTTTTTTTAGTGCATTTTTTTGCGCATCACTAGCTGCACCTGTTAAAGGTCTTTGTTGTCCAATGCCTTCAACTTGAAATGTGGGTTTCATAGCTTCTTTTACCGGTGCTTTTACTGCTTGTATTTGTGGCATTGAAACAGAGTTTCCATCATCGTCCTCATCTGAGGTTGAGATAAGCAATAGAGCTTGTAGCTGGTACCTTTTGTAATAAGTGATAAGTGAACCCATCTTTTGTGGGTCTTGCAATATTGGCATGATCATTTCTGATACTAGCTCTTCACCAGATTCATGTAATAATTTAGTTACCAGTAAAGTTGATGCCTCATTGACTCGCATTGTTTGAACAACAGCTAAACCATTAGATGCAAGGGGCTGTCTGACAGCATCTAGGATGCCTGATAAGGTTAAATAATCAGATTTAAAAAATGGATTCTGAGCATCTTTTTTAATTGGTTTAAGATTAGCGTGAAACTTTACGAGTGCTTGACTTAGATTTTTCATTTGATACCTCTGTTAGTTTAATATTAAATTGCTTAGCAATTTCTTTAATGGCTTTATTCATTCTTTCTTTATCAGATACTCTAGGGCACTTGCAACGAGATTGTGAAACTACTGTATCATTTACATCGTACATAAGTTCGTATTCGGTGCGACATTTAGAGCAGTAAACAATTTCTGCACTCATGACACAAGCTCTAAGTCTTTTTGATTATACCAACCAACTGGCCCATGCTCATCTGCACCAGCGTACCAAACACCGTAATGATCTATTTTAATTTCAGTGATTTCAAATACGAATGAAATGCGATCTTTTTCAAATCTGACATCTTGCCCAATAGCAAACCTTGTTTCCATTTAATACCTCTGTTGTTTAGTATGGCTTTATAATACCACAAATAATTAATTTGGTTAATAGATGCGTAATTTTTATAGGCTAATACTGAGATAAATCACTTAAAAACAATAATTCATCAGTGTTAAAACAAAACCACTCATTTAAAACTTTATATTTTAAATACTTACGATGAAAATCTTTTTCAATCTGTTTATACTTACCCGATTCAATTGTTTTAACTATTTGTAATTTAAAAGGTGTAGATGTTTGTAAATTGTTAATTCTTCCGATTAAATCATTTTTTGTAATGCCGATTTTATAAAAACTAGCCCCAGAAGTATCACAAAATTTAATAATATAAACTATTCCAAAATTTAACATAGTAGTTAACTAACTTGTTTACATTTTACTAGTCAATGTTTTAAATAGATTTACCGTCCTGGTGGATTCCTATTTCACATCTGATTCAGAGGAAGAGACGGTTACATACTCTGATGAAACCTTGAAGTAGGCTTAAAACCTTGGCTCCGAAAAGCATACAGCTTTAAGTGATCAAGAGTAGAGAGGCAAGATTGATTACCAAAGTTTAAAGACTGAGGCAGAATCATCTCCCTAGCTATTCTTTTCCCTTTCACCAAAAAGCATCTATATAAATACATACTTATTAAGAATTTTTTATGTATTTTTGTTATTAATAGCACCCAAAGAATCTTATTGACTGCTAGTTGTTACATTATTTGACTTAGTAGATTTAGATTGTAACTATTTTATCATGAGTGTTGTGACCTTTCATGATCTTGTAGTTCAACTTAAAGAACTTGCTAAAGAGCTTGAACGCACTCCTACCCAATTAGAGTTTGTTAATTCTGGTGTTTCTAAGAGACAGATTCAAAAGTACAAGTATTCTAAGATTGTTGAAGCTGCTGGTTTAGAACATAACAAACATGCTCAAAAGACTGAACCAATTGAACCAGTAGTAAGACCACCCAAGATTCTGTTTTACGACATTGAAACCGCCCCTATAACTTCTTATGTTTGGGGACTCTTTGATCAGAATATTGGGCTTAATCAGATTGTAGAAGATTGGTTTATTTTATCCTTTGCTGCAAAGTTTCAAGGTGAATCAGATTATCATTATTTTGACCAGAGGTCTGAAACACCTGTTCAAAACGATGAAAACTTACTTAAAAATGTTCATAAAGTATTATCTGATGCTGATGTACTGGTTGGGCACAATGCCATTAAATTCGATTTTAAGAAGCTCAATGCTAGATTCATTAAATATGGCCTAGCCCCATTAAATAACTTTATTCATATTGATACGTTGAAGATTGCTAGAAAACACTTTGCCTTTACCAGTAACAAATTAAGCTACCTTGCTGAATATCTTAAGTGTGAATCTAAGAAATCCGAGCATAAAAAGTATTCTGGAATGGAAATGTGGGTTGAGTGTTTGAAGGGAAACCAAGAAGCATTCCAAGAAATGGAAGCCTATAATAAAATGGACGTAGAAGTTTTGGAGCAAGTCTACAATAAATTAGCTCCTTGGGAGCCAACAATTAACTTCCAAGCATTTTATTTTGGAACAATTTGCTCGTGTGGTCATACCAAATTTTTTAAAGATGGCTTTAGATATACTAGACAAGGCAAGTTTCAGGTCTTTAGGTGTCATAATTGCGCTAAGACGTTTACCGCCAAGGAAAACCTGATTGATAAGGATCTTAGAAAGTCCTTTTTTAAGTGATTTTGTCGGCCACTAATTTCTATTAAATCTGATCTTTCTTGATACCATTTAGATATGAAGAAACTACCAAAGAGCGTGACAGTATTTGGCCGTGATATACCTATTCAAAACCTATCATCAGATAAGATTAAAGAGCTTTACCCTGATTTTCCACAGGCTCCTTTAGGTCTTTGGGATTCATCTAGACGAGTTATTATTATTAATAAAGACTTTCCAATAATCGATCAAGCCTATACTTTAAAACATGAAATGGGTCATGCTATGTTTACCTTTATTGGGCTAGATTTGATTATTGATCCATCACTTCAAGAAGTACTAGTCCAATCTATAGCATCACTCATGGAAGATGTCCTGAACCAAGCTAGAAGCCTTAAATGAACGTGCTATTCATAAACACGGGATACCTACCAACTCACCAAGAATGGGTTAGACTTGAAAACATTCAACGAGAAATATCTGGGTGGCGAGCTGAACTTTATAGAGAGTGGGAATTAAAACGCTTTACACCAGGTGAAAGATACCTATCTAAACAAAGATTTCATCATGGAGTCCGAGATAACTGGAAGATTTATCTAGGATTTAATATAAAAAATACAAACACTCTTTACTTGCCTAATAACCCAGCTTAAGGTTTCCTCCACACAATATTTATGGAGGTTTTATGATTATTCATTCTAATGAAGTAGCTAATTTAATGAGAAACAGAAGACGAGAACTAAAAATGTCTCAAGTCAAACTATCTGGCATGGTTGGCTTTTCTAATAAAGAAGGTCAATTTATATCGAATGTTGAGCGTGGAAAATGCCAATTTCCTGTAAAATTTATTAATAAGCTTGCTAATGCCCTTGAAGTTTCAAATGAAACAATCATAGAATTAATGGCCAACGATTATAAAAACGCCATAATAAAAGAGGTATCAAATGCACCTGAATTATCTAATCAAGCAGTTAATCAGCTATGAACATTCACTAGAAGATAAACTTGATATGCTTACTGAAATAGCAATCATGACAAGCAATAACAAGGTCTTAAAAGCATCTGAAGAGGTACGAAATGAACTGGTTAGTCACGAAAAGAATACTCAAGACGGGACAGGAAATTTACGAGGTCACGATAGCCCAGGTCACATTAGCAATTTTCAGTTATGATGAACTAGTTAAATTTCTAAAGGCTAATCAATGACATTAAGAAAATCTATATCACACCCTGAATTGTTAGTTGGATCAAATGGTTCAATCTATCATGCTGACACCGGTCAAAGAATTAACTTAATACATGACCATGGAACCACTATGAGAGGTCATATGATCGCTTATAAGTATTTGGGAAAGATTAAACAGCTATCAGTCTTAAGGTTAGTCTTTGAAGCGCATATCAAGAAATCTAAAATACAGCTAAATGATTATGTGGAAGTGATTGATGGGAATGATTTTAACCCTGATGCAAGTAATTTAACCACAGGGTCAAGATACAGAAAGCCAGCCAAAAAGACTAAGGTCAACAAAGATGGCGAAGCTTACTCTACCTGGATGGGAATTGATGAAGTATATTGCTAACCATAAATGCCAATTGAGTAGCCGCAAGGCTTGGTATAACAAAACAGCCGTGGTTTTGTGTGTGTCCCCATCGCTCATTATGGGGAATATTTTATAATGAAAAATTATAAATCTAATAAGCCATGTATTGCCTGTGGAGAGTCTAAAGACGGGTTTGTATGCTTTCACCACGTAAAGACTCGCAAGTCTGGTGGAACAGATGAAGAGCATAATTTAATGCCTTTATGCGCTTGGTGTCACACCACGATTCATAAGATCGGACTTGTAACAATGGCAAAGAAACATGTATCAGTTCACAATTGGTTAGTTAAAAATGGATGGGAGTTTCACATGGGTAAGTGGATCTATAGTTCACAAGGACTAGGCTCGTCTGAATAGATTATTATTGTCTCTGGTATGTTGTCAGGAGTACCAAGTTGCCAATGATGTATTTCAGCTTCAGATTCGGAATAATCAGAAAACTCTTCAGTAGGTTCATAGTTAGATTCAGGCTCTTCTTTTACGATGGGATCTAGCCAATTTTCTGACATATAATCAAGTAAAGCATCTGCTCTAACATTAATCATAAATAGCATTATTAATAAAATAAGCTTCATTAATTTAGTTTAAGTGTTGACAAATCAGTTAGCAACAAGTCAAGATCACATAAGAGTAAATAATTCGACCAAAAAGGAATATGGTCATGGAAGTCATAGAGATAGGCTCATGCCAAGCTATTTTATCAGGTATATCTACCAAGATAGATGGTTCAATTAAAGTCACACTAGAAATTAATCCCGACAATCAAGAAATACTATCAAAACTATTAAGTTCATTTGCTACCAATGAAAAGCTTTTACAGGTTGCTTTTCTAAAGGTGCTAAATGGTTAAGCTTTTACATGGTGATTGTCTTGAGTTAATGAAGTCCATTCCAGATAAGTCAATTGATATGGTTCTAACCGACCCACCTTATGGAACAACTGCCTGTAAATGGGACGTAGTTATTCCGTTTGAACCAATGTGGGAACAATTAGAGAGAATTACTAAAGACAATGGTGCAATATGCCTTTTTGGGAGCGAGCCGTTTAGCAGTCATTTAAGATTAAGCAATTTGAAAATGTTTAAGTATGATTGGATTTGGGACAAGGTGAAGCCTGGAAACATTTTTAACTCAAAAAGACAGCCACTAACATCACACGAAATTATTTCTATTTTTGGAAAAAAACCAAATTATTATCCAATTAAATCAGGAAATGAAATAAGAAAGACAAAAATTTATTCTAAATCCTTAACTCAAAATCATCCAGACTATAATGATGAAAGAGTTCTTGTTGGAAAATTTCCAAAACAATTAATTAAATTTTCTAATGCTAACCAAAAAGGAAGGCTTCATCCAACACAAAAACCAGTCGCACTACTTGAATATTTAATCAAAACATACACTTTAGAAAATGAAACAGTTTTAGATTTTACAATGGGAAGCGGATCGACTGGCGTGGCTTGTAAGAATCTTAATCGTAAGTTCATTGGGATTGAAAAAGACGATAAGTATTTCGAGATTTCTAAAGAAAGGATTTTAAATGGCTAAGCATCCAGGTGGTAGACCGTCAAAATATACTCCTGAATGGTGTCAAAAACTGAGAGACTACTTTAAGGTTGATCTATACACAATGAGAAACGGCAAAAGGGAAGTAAACCCAATGCCTACCTTTGAAGGATTTTGTTTTGATAATGATGTAAATCATAACACTCTGCTTCTTTGGGCTAAGACTCACCCAGAGTTTTCAGAGGCATACGCAGCGTGTAAACAAAAACAGAAACAAATGATTGTTCAAGGTGGTATGTTAGGAGCTTATAATGCTCAGTTTACCATCTTTGTAGCTAAGAACGTAACCGACATGAAAGATAGAATTGAAACTGTAGATGTATCTAAAGAAGAAACAGAAAAACTAATTCAAGAAGCTAAAGAACTAACAAGAGAGTTAGAATGAAATATCACATCATGCACGATGACCATAATGTAATTGTTTGCACTCCTCAATATTACAGAGAATATGCAGAAGCGATTAAGAAGTATTATCCTAACCATGAAGTAGAACCAACTACAATGGCTCCGCATGGAAATGCTTATCTGTTTAATAAAGAGAAACTAAAAGAAGAATACAATAGGCTGTCTAGTGAAAGTATTGATTAGACCATTTAAGCCTGAAGACGCTAATTTCATAATATCAACTTGGATTAAGTCTAGTTATTCAAATGCAACTGGTTATAGGGAAAAGCAATCTGTTTATCATAAAGGCTTAGAGCATCTTATAAAGAAGAAGTATGAAGCTGGTGAGCTTTTGCCTTATGTTGCATGTTTGGAGGGTGATGAAGATCTTCTATTGGGTTTTGCCGTGTATGGCAATGACTACACTTTGCACTATTGTTACACTAAAGAAGCTTTCAAGAGGCAAGGAATCTGCAAAGCCTTGCTATCCTTCATGTTACGTAACAAAACGGAAATTACAGTGTCCTTCTGGACTAAAGATATAGCCTTTATAAAGAAGCTTTATAAGGTTAATTACAATAGGTTTAAATTTTTCAACTAGGAGTTAGTGATGTTAAAAATTAAAAATGCTACCTTTGCCAATGCTGTTAGACTTCAAAACAACAAAATGGAGGCTTTTATCACTTCAGAGCAAAAGCAATTTGAGCTTTTCTACAAGCCTGAAGAGCAGCTTCTATACATTCAAATGAAAGAGTCAGGACTTATTAAACTTGTTGGGATTACTAACATAGTGGAAATGAGCCTAGCTGAAGAAGCAAAAGCACCATCTAAAAAATCTGTATAAGTAAACTTGGAGAGCTGGCCGAGTGGTTTAAGGCAGCAGTTTTGAAAATTGCCATCGGTGAAAGCCGGTCTGGGGTTCAAATCCCTAGCTCTCCGCCACTTATCCGCCACTAATGAATAAAGCAGAAAGACTTAAGCTAGTAGTTGAGGAATTAAAAAGAAGGGGTGTTATTACTCCTCCTCTATTCCTTGATCCTAACTTTATAGCCCAATACAAAGCCGCCCAGGATAAGTCATTTCTTAAAGCCATTCAATGTACAAGACGGGCCGGAAAGTCTACAGGTGAAGGCAAAGAAACACTTCAAAGCATGGTAGACTTGCCAGAGAGCAATCACCTTTACGGTGCTTTAACTTTATCAAGTGCTAAAAACATTATTTGGGACACTCTTTTAACAGAATTAGAAGCTAAAAAAGTCCACCACAAATCAAATGAACAGCAAGGCGTAATAAAGCTTAATAACAAATCCCAGATTAAATTATTTGGTTTAGACTCGTCTTATAAAGAAATGCGTAAGATTCTAGGTTCAAAATATAAGACAGTTAAAATAGATGAAGCCGGATCTATCACACAAGACCTTAAAAGAATATGCTATCAAATGGTCATGCCTGCTCTTACCGATGTAAATGGTAGACTAACCCTGCTTGGAACAGCAGAAAACATACCTAAGACATTCTTTGAAGCCGTAACAACTGGTGCAGAGCCAGGGTGGAGTGTTCATAAGTGGACGGCTTTTGATAATCCCTATATTGCCGACAAATGGCGTGAACATATTAAATGGATAGAAGAGTTTAACCCAACATTCAAACTCACATCAGAATATAAGACTCACTATCTGAATGAATGGTGCGCAGATGATAAGCTATTAATTATCAAGATTAATGAATTTACTGTAACTGATCCTATCGAGTTAGTTAATCCTACTTACATTCTAGGGGTTGATATTGGCTACAATGATGCCTGCGCGTTTACTCTAGTGGCGTTTCATAAGAAGTCCCCTAACCTTTACGTAGTTGAGTCATTTAAAGAAAAGGAACTAGATATAACTGATACAGCTAATCGGATTAAACACTTCTTAAGATTGTTTCCAATTGCTAAGATTGTTATCGATGGAGCAAATAAGCAAGGTGTGGAAGAAATCAAAAATAGGCATCAAATCCCACTAAAAGCAGCAGAAAAACAAGATAAAGCATCATTTTTGAAGATTTTAGCAGACGATGTGACAAGAAATAGAGTTCAATATTTTAAAGGAAAATGTCAGTCGCTTATCGAGGAGCAGCAATCTTTACAATGGAAAGATGAAACAAGACAAGATGAAGATCCGAGAATCCCAAACGATCAGAACGACTCATTCTTGTACGCTTGGAGAGAAGCTAGGAACTATCTTTGGAAAGAAGAACCTAAGCTTGCTGACATAAACTCAGATAAATACATGGACGAATTTGCCAAGAGATTACTAGACCACAGGAGAAAACAATATGAACCATAAAGAAATAGAAGCACTTATCAAAATGCTTAAGAAGCATGGTGTCGAAGAGTTTGAGCATGAGGGTGTAAAGCTTAAGATTAATCCAATTAATTTTATCAAAAAAGCTAATGAATCATTAACGCCGCTTGCAAAATCCAATGAAAAAGTAACTGAAGATGATCTTTACTATAGTGCATCTGCTTTAAAACCAAGGATTAAACATGCTGTATAAGAAACCATGGTGGGAATACCCTGAAGAGCCTCATAAAAGAGTCTTTGAAACTGCTGGTAACATCAGAAGAAACCAAACTGCTCAGGAGGATTTAGATGAGAGACATTTTCGTCTTTATTCTGGTTTGCCTTTATATAGTGCTTTTACCTTTAACCTTACTTTTGATTCATTGGATGCGAAGTTTACTATGAACGTAGTGCAAGCCGCTACTAATGCGCTTGTTTCAAAGATAACTAAGAATAAAGTAAAGCCTACCTTTTTAACTGATGGTGGTGACTGGGGTATGCAACAACAAGCCAAGAAGCTTGATAAGTATGTCTTTGGTCAATTCTATAAGGCTAAAGTTTATGAAGAGTCTAGAAAGGTGTTTCGTGATGCCTGTATCTTTGGTGATGGCTTCTTAAAACATTGGCATGATTCAGACGGCAACATTCACTTTAAAAGAGTGTTTAAGCCTTGTATCGTAGTAGACCAAGCTGAAACGCTATATGGACAAGAGCCATTAACTGTTTATGAGGTTAGAGTAGTTGATAAAACAACACTTAAACAAAAGTATCCTGATTTCTCTAAAGAAATTGATGAAGCTAGTATTGCTGATATTCCTTTCTTTGTAGACTCATTCGAATCTAACATGCACCTAGCTGTTGTAGTTGAAGGTTACAGAGTAGCGCATAAAACTAAGAAAGATGGGGTTGAAGTTGTCCATAAAGGTAAACACTTTATTGGTATCTCAACGGCTACATTCCTTTACGAGGATTATGAACAGGAGAAGATCCCTTACGTTAGAATGCAATACATTCCAAACGCTATTGGTTATTATTCTAAAGGTGTAGCTGAGATTATCACAGGGCATCAAATTGAAATTAACAGGATGCTTAGAAGAATCTCAAGAGCCATGAATCTTATGAGCTCGCCAAGCATTTTGGTTGATGTTATGTCTGAAATTATTGATACCCATTTTAACAATGAAGTGGGAACAATCATTAAATACAAAAACAATCCGCCTATCTATAATTTCCCTCAAGGTGTAAGCCCTGCAGTAGTTGATTGGTTCTTAACTGTTTATCAAAAAGCATTTGAAGAAGTGGGTCTATCTCAACTAACTGCACAATCTAAAAAGCCTGCTGGACTAGACTCTGGTAAAGCTCTCAGAGAGTACAATGACATTGAGACTGAAAGATTTGCTGAATTAGCTCAATCCTGGGAACAGTTTCATTTAGATATTGCTGATGCGATCTTGTTACACTCTAAACAGATTTCTGAGCAAGGCGGAAAACCTGTAGTTTTATCTCCTGATAAGTATGGAGCTCAAAAGATTGATTTTAAGTCTATTAAGCTAAAAGATTCAGAGTACATCATGCAGGTTTACCCAACTTCTATGTTGCCTAAAACTCCTGCTGGACGCTTGGCTTATGTACAAGAAATGTTGGCCGCTGGACTTGTAACACCTGAAGAGGGCTTAAGTTTACTTGAGTTCCCAGATGTAGCTGAAATTACTGAAAACAAGAATGCTTTCATAGATGATATTCGATATACAGCGTATCAAATCATAGAAGATGCTCAATATAATCCACCTGAACCTTATCAAAATCTTCAGTATGGCATCACTTATATGAACAGCATGTATCTAAAGATGAAAGGCAGAAAGTTACCTGAAGAAAGATTAGATTTATTACAAAAATGGATAAATGATGCTCTATCTTTACAGGAATCTATGGCACAGCCTAGTCCTGAAGAAATGATGCCACAGTTACCAGCAGAACCAACTCAACCAACAGGCGAAGAGTTACCGCCTATCTAAGGAGTATATAAATGAGTACAGAAGCTATCACGCAATCTATCATCGCATCCCAAACAGCCGAGCCTGCTGCAGCTGAATCAGTAGAAAGCATTATGCCTGAATCTGCAGAAATAAATGTTGCAGGGGACTCTGATCTTGCCCAAAGGCTAGCGATCCTAGCTAAAAAAGAGAAGGGACTATTAACTAAACAACAATCCTTCGCACAAAAGATGAAAGAGATTGAAGAAAAGGAAAAGAAACTATCTCAATGGGAGGAGCTTGATAGATTGGCTTCAGAGAATCCAAGTGAGTTCTTTAAGAAGAAAGGGTTATCATTTGAGCAAATTCAGCAAAAGATGCTTGAATCTATGCAAGACGATGAGCTTGATCCTATTCAAAAACAACTTAAAGAGCTTCAATCTAAGCTTGCTAGTAAGGACTCCGAGCTTGAAAAGCTACTAAATGATAAGCTTGCTGAAAGAGATAAGATTAAACAAGAGCAGGATATTGAAGAACAATCTAAGTTCTACAATCAAGAACTAAAGAAGTTCATCCAAGATAAAGTTGAAGAGTATGATCTTATTAATACATTTGACGCATCTGATGAGGTATTCAATGTTATTAAGACGGTTTACCTAAAAACTGCTGAAAAAGGCACTCCAAGACTCATGAGTTTTGACGAGGCATGTAATTTATATGAAAAAAAGCTTGAAGAACAAGTACAAAGTATGAAAAAATCTAAAAAAGTTTTAAGATTCTTTGGAGCTGATAGCTCTGAAGATGAAATTGCCAAAGTGTTTGGGCAGACAACTCTAGACGACTCTTTTTCTCAATCATCGTCCACTAGTCCGGAATACAAAACAGAAGCAGAGAGATTAAAAGCAGCCGCAAAATTATTTGAACAACAACTAAAAGCTATTTAGCTAAACAAAGGAAAATGAAATGACTGCTACTACTATCAACATGGCGGCGATCCTTAAAACGATCTTCCCGTCTGGACTCCCAAAAGATGCTACTTATAAGGACAATCCTCTTCTAGCTCTTATGCCTAAAGCTACAGACTTCTACGGTGAAGATGCTAAGGCTCCATTAAAGTATGCTCCGAACGCTGGCCGTTCTTCTACTTTCGCAACTGCTCAATCTAACTCAACTAACGTTAAAAACGTAGCTTTCCGCTACCAACGTGTTTCAGATTATGCTGTTGCTCGTATTACTAATGAATTGATTCTTGCTTCTAAGAATAACTCAGGTGCTTTCGTATCTGCTCTTAAGCAAGAAATTGATTCTGCTCAATTGAACGTATCTAACTCAGCTGCACAAGCTGTTTATGGTAACGGTTCAGGGTGTATCGGACAACTTGCTTCATCTGTAACTCTTGCTTCTCCAACAATTCAACTTAGAAACATTGAAGATGTTGTATTCTTCGAAGTTGATTACAGAATCAAGCTTTCTGCTGCTG